TATGCTGGAGCGTTTTAATATTACTGGCCAGCTACCTGCTGGTCGCGTTCAGCCTGAGTATGGTGATTTTAGCGGGATTAGTGATTATCATTCTGCCCTTAATGCGGTGATGGCAGCTCAAGACTCCTTCCTTCAGCTGCCGGCTAAGGTAAGGGCGAGGTTTGATAACGATCCCGCTCTTTTTGTTGATTTTGCCTCAGATGAGGCTAATAGAGATGAGTTGAAGGCGATGGGCCTTCTTCGTCAAGAGACCGCTCAGGCGGTCGTTTCGTCACCTAGCGAGCCCGTTGAGGGCGAGCCTGCACAGTGATCTACTTGATGTAACTGTGCTAGGTGACACCAAAAGGAGAGAAAATGATGATGCGTCGCAGACCAATGAATAAATATAAAGCCGCTAAGAAGTTCCGTAGGGGTTCTATGCGGACGAAGTCCGCCAATATGCGTAGTAACCCTATGCGCGGCGGATGGCGACTGTAACGTGCCCTGTTTCCACCCGTTATCGGCGTGGAAAACGGCAGCAGGGGACGTTGTTTTCTATGAGAGCGCCAGGCACGATATTGTGCGCAGCCTCACGCTGCCATGCGGTCAGTGCGTAGGATGTCGGCTTGAGCGTTCTCGCCAGTGGGCGATAAGATGTTTGCATGAGGCAAGTAGGTATACAAACAATTGTTTTATCACGTTAACGTATAACGATGAGAACTTGCCAAGAGATCAAAGTTTGCATTATGATCATTTTCAGAAGTTCATGAAGCGCCTTCGTAAGGCGCACAGAGGCATTGACCCCGTAGAGGGTCAGTATCCGATCCGTTTTTATATGGCAGGCGAATATGGCGAAAATTTTGGCAGACCTCACTTCCATGCCTGCATTTTCAACTTCGATTTTTCGGATAAGAAGCTTTGGAAGCGGACGGATGTTGGCAGTAGAATTTTTAGATCCGAAGAGCTTGAAAAGTTGTGGCCTTTTGGTTATTCCTCCATCGGAGAGGTCAACTTTCAATCGGCTGCGTACGTTGCCCGTTACATCATGAAAAAGATTAACGGTAAGCAACAAGCCGAACATTATGAATGGGTTGATCCGGAGAGTGGAGAGATTTCCCAGCGCAAACCAGAGTTTAATAAGATGAGTTTAAAGCCAGGCATAGGTTATGACTGGTATCAAGAATTTAAGGATGACGTTTACCCACATGATTATGTTGTGGTTAACGGCAAGAAGGTTCGGCCACCCCGCTTTTACGATAAAAAGTACAAGGCCGAAGACCCTATCAGTTTTGAATGGATAGAGTTTGAGCGGGAAAAGAGAGCTCGAGACCGTTATGAAGATAATACGGTTGAGAGATTGGCAGCAAAGGAAAAGGTGGCGAAAGCCAGACTTTCCGTGCTTAAACGTAGTTTGACGTGAGGTGAATTATGAAGATGTTAGTGTGTACTATCAGAGATAGGGCCGCAGAATGTTATGGTCGGCCATTTTTTTTACCTGCTACTGGAGTTGCTATTCGTAGTTTTCAGGATGAAGTCAATCGTAATGCGCAAGATAATCAGATGTATGCGCACCCAGACGACTTTGACCTTTACGAATTGGGTGTTTTTGATGATTTTGATGGTAAATTTGCTTTACATGAGACTCCGAAGCTGTTAGCGTTAGGCAAGCAGGTTAAGAGCCGTAGTTAAATACAAGGGGGGTGGTCTTTTAAGACCGCCCCGCAATAGGGAGATAAACGATGATGCATCGTAATAAGTCTGTAAATGTTCATCAGTTCGCTATGATTCCGCGAGCTGATATTCCCCGGTCTAAGTTTGATTCTCAGAAGTCATATAAGACGACTTTTGATTCAGGGTATTTAGTACCAGTTTATGTTGATGAGGTACTACCCGGAGATACGATTAATTTACAGATGACGGCGTTTGCCCGATTGGCGACGCCATTGTTTCCAATTATGGATAACATGCATCTTGATTCGTTTTTCTTTTTTGTTCCAAACCGTTTGGTTTGGGAGAACTGGCAAAAGTTTATGGGTGAAAGATACCCAGATCCTGACAGTTCGATAGATTACACAGTGCCGATTACTACTAGTCCGGCAGGCGGTTATGCAGTGAATTCACTGCAAGATTATATGGGATTGCCTACGGCTGGGCAGATGACTGCCCCTAATACAATTTCTCATTGCGCGTTTTGGACCCGCGCTTACAATTTAATTTGGAATGAGTGGTTTAGAGATCAGAATTTACAAGATTCTGCAGTTGTTGATATTGATGATGGCCCCGATAATTCGGCCGATTATTTTTTACGCCGACGCGGTAAGCGTCATGATTATTTTACTAGTGCATTGCCCTGGCCACAGAAGGGCGATGCGGTAACGTTACCGTTAGGTACTAGTGCTCCGCTTGTTAGTACAGGTGTTAAGAGCACATTTCATGTTGCTGCGTCTGGTGTACGTGATTTAGTGGCTAATACGGTTGGTTTGAGTTATACGGGCGCTGGTATTACTCCACAAGGTAATGTTATTTGGGATACTTTTGGAATGGAAGCTGATTTGTCTGCAGCTACGTCTGCGACTATTAATCAGCTGCGCCAGAGTTTTCAGATTCAAAAACTACTTGAAAGGGATGCCCGTGGCGGTACTCGTTACACTGAAATTATCCGTTCGCATTTTGGAGTTGTCAGTCCTGATGCTCGTTTGCAGCGCCCTGAATATCTTGGTGGTGGTAGCACTCCCGTATCTATTAATCCCGTTGCCCAAACTAGCGCCACAGGGCTTGCTGAGGATACTAGTCCGCAAGGCAATCTGGCCGCTTTTGGCACGGCTCTCGCGTACAATCACGGATTTACGTACAATGCTACTGAGCACGGGGTGCTTATAGGTTTAGTGTCGGTTCGTGCTGATTTGACATATCAGCAGGGCCTTCCACGCATGTGGTCAAGGTCTACACGTTATGATTTTTATTTTCCTGCGTTTGCTACATTAGGTGAGCAGGCAGTGCTTAATAAAGAAATTTATTGCACTGGTACAGCGGATGATGACGACGTGTTTGGTTATCAGGAGCGCTGGGCAGAGTATCGATATAAGCCCAGCCAGATTACTGGTTATTTTCGTTCAACGGCAGCGGGTACATTAGATGCCTGGCATTTGGCCCAAGAATTTGGGACCCTGCCGGCATTGAACGAGGAGTTTATTGAGGACACACCGCCAGTTGAGCGTGTTGTGGCTATTGGAGAAGCAGCAAACGGTAAGCAATTCCTGTTTGATGCGTTTTTTAATGTAAGACAGGCACGGCCAATGCCGTTGTATTCAGTGCCTGGATTGATTGACCATTTCTAATGAGTGATTTCGGAGATTTGGTTTCAGGGTATTTTGCCTATCAAGGGCAAAAAGAAACTAATGCTGCGAATGCTGAAATAGCAGCGCAGCAGATGCAGTTTCAGGAGCGTATGTCTAATACGTCGTACCAGCGTCAGGTAGAAGATTTGAAAAAAGCTGGTATTAACCCTATGTATGGATATATGAGGGCAAGCGGGGCTAGTACCCCGCCTGGTGCTAGTTATGTCGCTCAGAACCCCGCTGCTTCGGGGGTTCAAGCTTATGCGTCTACAGCTGGTGCTAGAGCTGCGAGTGCTCAGGCAGCTAAGACAGCTGCAGAGACAGAGGTTATTGAGGAAACAGGCCTTGCGCAAGCTAAGGCTAATTTAGAGAAAACTGTTGCTGACATGGGTTTGACTACACAGCAGACAGCTAAGGTTATTACTGATACAGAGTTATCTGCAGCGCAGATAGCTACCGAAAAGGAGAAGCCCGCCCAGGTGCGGGCTATGATCGATCAGATAGTAGCTACTACTCAAACAGAGTTGTTTAAGCAGTTGAATTTAGAGCAACAAACAGCGTTGTTGCGTGCTCAAGTACCTATGTATATGGCTAAGGCCCAGCTTGACCAGAATCAGGTCAAAGCTGAGGCTAATACAGAGAATATACGTAGGCATGTTGAGCAATTAGGCCCGGTAGGTCGGTTTATATCCGGGGCTATTAATGTTGGTAAATCTATTTTTGGGAAGTGATATGACACGTGTTAAGAATCCAATTACCTACGATAGGGATAAGAATAGCGATAGCGCTAAGTTTATGTTTACTAAGCCTAGTCGTACTCAGCAACAATTCAGAGCTGAGTGTGACATTAATACTATGCTGGAGCGTTTTAATATTACTGGCCAGCTACCTGT